CAAAAGCAGCAATTTTATTCGAATGAAAACTCAGTAAACGTTTTAAATGAAGCCAGACTAAAAACATTTAAATCAACTAATGGATTTAACAGCCCCACATTAGCAAAACAATTAAGTGTTCCTGGATCAAATACCGGAGAATCACCGGGACTTCCATCAACAACACCTTTCAGTAAAGCAGTACAAAATCCAGTTCCAAATCTAGAAATAGCAGGAACTGCTTCCGCAGACTTTAGTAATGAAATAATGAAATATCCACTTGATATTTTTCCTAAAAGCAAACAAGATTATTTAAAAATAACAGCAATAGAATATCGAGCAAGAACAATAGGAACAATAGGAAAAACAGGAAAAACTGGAAATAATTTTGATTTTAGAAAACTATCTGTTGGATTTAACTCAAGAGATGAATTAGTGACAAGAGGAACTTGTTACTTACCAATACAACCGGTCATTTTAGACCAAAATGTGGTGAACTGGGGACCAGAAAATATGGATGTTTTCAGTGCTCTATTTGCACAAGCATCTTTTGCAATTTCGAAACAACCAGGAAAAACATTAGAAGGATTTCGTGACTTTGCTGGAGCATTAGGTGCTTTAGGTCAAGATAAAAATCTTCAAAATGCATTAAGATTATCTCTTGCAGGATATGCAGTTGGTAATCAATCCTTTTTTACAAGAATTACTGGAGCAATCGTTAATCCAAATTTAGAATTATTATTTAATGGTCCTTCACTCAGAACTTTTAATTATTCATTTAGACTATCACCAAGAAATACAAAAGAAGCAAAATCTGTCAAGACAATTATCAGATTTTTTAAAGAGATGAGTGCTGTAAGAACAGCAATGCCTGCCCTCTTTTTAAGATCCCCAAATGTATTTAAAATAAATTATATCAAAGGAGGATCTGAAGGTGATCACAAATCTTTACATAGAATTAAAACTTGTGCTTTAACAAGTATGACGGTGAATTATACTCCAGACAATTCATATATGACTTTTGTGGATGAAGATTCGACGATGACTTCATATGATATGGCATTGACGTTCCAAGAACTTGAACCAGTTTACGATAAAGATTATAAAAACTTTGCAGATAAATCAGAGATAGGGTACTAAAAAATGGCAAAAACATACTTTAGACAAGTTCCTAATTTTGAATATATTAATAGAAATGCAGACAATCAAGACATTTCAAATTATATTTCTGTAAAAAATCTTTTTAAACGTGGAAAACTTCGTGAAGATATTTTTGGAAATTTAAATTTCTTTACAAAATATCAAATCATCGGAGATGAAAGACCAGATAATGTTGCATACAAAATCTATAACGACGAAACTCTTGATTGGGTGATTCTTCTCTCTAATAATATTTTGAATATACAAACAGAATGGCCATTATCTCAGCAATCATTTGATGCAGTTCTCTTAGAAAAATATGGAAGTTATGAAACTCTTTATAGTGGTATTCATCACTATGAAACATTAGAAGTGAAAAATTCAAATGATGTTGTTTTACTTTCACAAGGGTTACAAATTCCAAGTACGTGGCAAACAAACGGCAATTTTATAAAATCTGGATCCGCATATTACTATGAATACTATGATGATGGTCTGGGTTATTATGTAACTCTTCCATTTTCTCAGATTACAATACCAGTCACAAACTATGATTATGAAGTGACAATTGAAAATGATAAAAGAAATATTTTTGTCCTTAAACCAAATTATTTAAATGTAGTCTTTAATGATCTGGAAGATATTATGCCATACAAAAAAGGTGCTGCTCAATATGTAAGCAGCACCTTAAAGAAAGGAGAAAATATCAGATTATATCAATAATCAATCTTCTGCAAGTTTTTGGAAGTAGGAAAGTGCATCATCTTCATCTTCATCAACTTCCTTAGTTACTACAGGAAGTGAAGGAGACTTTGAACGAGCATAAGATTCTTCCAATTCTTTCACTACAGAACTTTCAACATTACTTTCAGAGTAATTGTCATACTCAGTTTCATCATCAATCGACGATGAACGAGTTGATCCTTTTTGTCCCAGAACATACTTCAGACGCTTTTCAAGATCTTCATATGACTTGAATTGATCGGGAGCAGTAATTGCAGAAAGGGAATATTCTTTCTTCCACAGTGCTTCCAGAGCATCATCATCATCCAGTAGAGGTTCTACAGAACCAAACTCAGACTTATCATAGTTCCAGTAACCATCCTTTTTCACAATCTTCAGTTTGAAGTTTGCACCTTTCCAGAAATCAAAAGGATTGATAGGAGTCTCATCTTCAAACTCTGGTTGCATCGCATTCAGAATCTTATCAAAGATTTTCTTTCCATACTTAAACAGAAAGACTTTACCTTCGTTAGCAGGATTCGTAGGATCTTTTACAACGTAAATGTTGCTGTAATAAGATAGTTTGCGTTTTTGTTTACGAACAGTTTCCTTGTTTGCTTCAATACCCGTATTCCAGAGTTCACGATTGTATTCTCCCAGAGGATCTTTCTGACCAATAGTAGTCAGACTGTTCTCAATATACCATCCACCAGGACCTTGGAAGGCGTGTGCATACATTTTAACCCAAGGAAGTTCTTCCCCTCCAGGAGCAGGAAGAAAACGAATAACAGCAGATCCGACACCTGTTTTATCCATCTCAGGTTTCCAGAATCGTTCATCTGCACCACCAGAAACGGTATTCATTTTCTCAACTTCTTTCACCAGTTTTTCGGTCAAAGAACCAAGTTTAGATTGTTTTTTAAGATTTTCGAAAGACATTTGTACCTCGTATTAGTTGGATTTGGCCTTTGTGTGCTTTGTTATTCTACAGATCAGAACCAGTTTTGTCAATCTGTTCACGCATTACGTCAAGAAGTTTTGTCATATTATTAAAAATAATATTCATATCAACATTTGGAGGAAGTCCCATTAAACGTGAAGATTCCGAAATTTTTTCTTTCATTCTTTTTGCTTCTTCGTCGTCAGACAAACTCAACCTTGTGTATAAAACTTTTTGTCTTTCTAAAAGTTTTTGAAGAAGATCTACGTGTTTGATTTTATCCTCGCGAGTCATACGAGGAAACTCAAATACGTTATGATAAACTTCTTCTTGAAGTTCAGAAATTTCAGACATCTCAGAACGGACGACTTCCGAATCAAAAAAACTCATTTTCCTCCAATAACTGTTTCTCTTAGAATGTTTTTATAACGTTGCACATCTATATGTAGGAAGGGGGAATATTTTTTCATTTTCATACTCACAGATTCCCACACAGGATCATTCAGTTTTTTATCAAAGTTTTTCCCGAACAGGAATATTCTATCATAGATGACTAAGGTTTCAAGACTAATATTCCCATTCAGGAAATTCTTGAGAACTGGAGGGTGACCTTTAGAGCAATTGAAAACTTCGTCAACCTCTTTATCTTCAAATAAACTTTCAGTTTCTTGTTTAAAGACATAAGAAAGTGATTGATTTTTTTTCTTCCAGTCTTCGTATCTTTTCTCACCCTCTCGAATCATTTCACCGATCCATAATTTACTTGGATCTGTGCAAGAAATAAAATTTGCTACAAAGAAGTCTTCCACTTCTTGTTCTGTTTTTTGTCTTGTTACTTTTTCAAACCAAAATCTGTCCTTCCGTTTATAAAAAGACTGAAGGTTTGCTCTCGTTTTTTTGCAATACTTGTAGTAATCATAACTATCTTTCGTGAAATGATTTTTCAACGCAAGATACATTTTATAGGCATCATACGGCATCATTAAAAAAGTAATATAAGGATTTTTTTCCGGGAATTTTTTCGACAGTAAAATGAATTAAAAAACCAATTTTGCTCTGGAAGTTTTCTTAAGAAAATTTAATTCCATCGCTTCATACTTTATTTTTTCTTTTAATGGTTTTGATATTAACTTGGGAACGGACTCAACATCAATACCATTTTGTTCACAGAAATAAACAATCGCATCAATATAATTCATATCTTCATTTGCGTATACAAGATTTTCAATTTCTTGAGCAAACTTTGATGGACAAAAGAATTTACTTTCTAATGCTTTTTCTAATTCATTTTCCATCTGACCTAGTATTGTGATGTACAAATTCTTTGATATAACGAACTAATAATTTAATATAATCCCTTTTGTTTCTTTTGTCAAATACTTTAACTTCTCCTGCTGGAGTGACCATTAAAGTAATGAGTTTGATGGGAGGAATTTTTGTCAATTCATAATATGCTGCCGCATAAAATGTTTCTTGAACGAAATAATTTTCAATCCACTCTTCTGGTTTGATTTTGTCCGAGGTTTTAAAGTCAATGACCGCAAGTTCTCCTTCATATTCAGCAATACAGTCAACTCGTCCTGCAAGTCCAAGATATTCTGAATATAAAGTTCTTTCAATTGCGTGTATGTTATTTATTTTATCAAGATATGGCTTTGCGTGATGAAACATAAACTTTGTCAGTGGTTGATAGTCATCCCAGTTCAGTTCTTTATTTTCAAGATAATCTTGACAAACTTGGTGAAAATCTGTTCCTCTTGCAGTTGCCTTTTTAGTGATACGATTTGCTTCTTCTATCCCAACACGTTCTCTCCACTTTACAAAGATCTGTCGATTATAAAAAGACGTTACAGAAGTGATAGAAGGCACCCACTG